ACAGGTCTAGGAAATAGTGTATTAGATGTGGGTATGCTTAACATTGCATTAAAGCGGAGTGGGATCAAGGGAGCGATATACGTAGATGGTGACGATTCGGTTGTTATAGTCGAACGAAACGATGTACGCCTTCTAAATCTCTCATTCTTGGAGCAGTGTGGAATGCGAGCCAAGGTCGAGTATGCTTACGAGTTTGAGCAAATTGAGTTTTGTCAAACACGTCCTGTTTTTGATGGTGTGGCCTGGAGGATGGTTAGAAATCCCAGGCGTGTGATAAGTAGAACCCCGTGGATTGTAAAGCGCAATCACCTCAATGTCGTTGGAAGGTATCTTAAGAGTTTGGGTCTGTGTGAGTTGGCACTATCAGCTGGTATGCCTGTGACACAGTCCCTTGCACTTAAATTGATAAAGCGTGGTAGTGGCAAGTATATGGTCACTGATTTACATCACCAAGCCATGCGTGAATACATACAACCAATTCATGCGAAAGCACGACACATTAGCGATGAGTGTCGAGAATCGTATGCACGTGCGTGGGACATTTCTGTGGGAGAGCAGTTGGAGCTTGAGGCCGGTACGCTTGTCGACCCTATGCCTGAATGTGAAACAACATTTGAGCAGTGGGGAGGCGAACGGCCGTCGTTCGGAAACGTGGTTTCAATACAACATGGTTCGAAAGCGTGTTAAGAAAAATAACAATAAGGGAAATAAGTCGGTGGCAGCTAAGAGTGCCGGACCGACACGAGCGTTGGTACCAGTTGGTATACGGCAACAGCGACAATCAAGGATACCCCGTGGGCGTGTTAACTTCGGTTCACCTAAGTTATCACAAAATGGGTTAGCTTTCTTGAAATGTGCTTTTGCGTCACCGGATTTTTCAGTAGATCCTGGTAAAGGTATACCTGATCAATTTCATGGGCGGACGCTGTCAATAAAGGATTGTTTTACCACTGCATTAAATTTTGCTGCTGGTTTAGACACTTATATATTGATAGCGCCCGTCCCTGGGTATGCCTACTTTGTGGGCACAAGTACTACAGTTGGAGGGCCTCCCCCCACTACGTTCGTTGGAGTACCATTTCCGACCTATGAAACTAATTTTGGAGCGACAGGCATAGACTCAGATAACAAATTCTCTAAATACAGATATGCTTCCCTAGCTGCTGGACTATATCCAACATCTAATTTTATGCAATTTTCTGGATCAATCCAGGTGTGGCGAGTAGATTTAAACTTGGCCGAGACAAGCACCACGGCAGTTACTGCTGTGGGGCCACCTGTAACTACTAATCCCAACTTTCTTCAAAAGCGGATTCAAGGGTTACAGGGGGTTACGACTCTCGTACCTCGTGACAACTATTCGGAATCATTCATTAAGGGCGCTTATACATTTGCCTTTGATAAGACACAAGACTTTGAGTGGCAAGATTTTGTCTCTGCTCCCACGTATATACAAAGTAATGCGGTTGGGGCTAGCTCATTAGATTTTGATGGTACACATCGATTGACTGGATTAGGTAATGTTAATACATTAGTGTATAAGATCAGTACTCCAGTTGCTGCCGTGAATACAGCACTATTCCGTGTGTGGAATTGTATTGAATTACAACCCGATACAAATTCCTCACTGTTCCAATTTTCAGGTGTTTCACCTGAGCATGATCCCCTTGCTATGGAGATGTACTCTAATATGAAAATGAGGTTCCCTGTTGCAATGCCGTGTAGTGAGAATGCTAAATTTTGGGAGAACGTGTTGCGTATGATACGCACATTATCACAAGCTGGGTCATTTATACCTGGACCTGCTGGGCTAATATCCGGAGGCGTTAATACCATCGCCGAAGCTATTAGTCATATGATGATGTAGGGTATGTGCAATTTATTATTGGTGGCAGTAGTTGCTGTAGTAGGCGAGACCGGTCTTTTGACTAAACAAATAATAGGTCTCACTCCCAGCTGCTGTCAAGCCTAAGAATACGAAGCCAACCATAATGGGGGGCCTAGATTGGGGTTTCTTAGGTTCTAACTCTTTATGAGGCAGGCCCTGTGGGTCAATAATAGCCCCC